AATCATCAAATGCAACTGCTATTGTAGAAAATACATCACAGTTTCAAATTGGTGATAACACAGTAACACAATTAATATTAAATGATGATTCAATAATAGGAACATTTACAGTAGGTGAAGAAATACAAGGTACTTCAACAGACACAGATGATTACTTTATTAAAGCTAATGTGACAGGTATTCCTGGTACTAAAAATATTACTAATGACGGTTCATTAAACTCGACTACAGATACAATATCTCTAACAGCTGGTGGTGAAGGAGCTTTATTTCAAGTAGAAGAAATAGGTCCTGGCTCTGTAACAGAAATGGTTATTGATAATGCCGGTACAGGATATAATATAGGCGACAGTTTATCTTTTACAAATACTGGAACAAATGGTAAAAATGCTGCCGGTTTTGTTAAAATTGTAAATGGTGGTTTTTCTGGTGAAACTGGTACAAGTATGTCAACAGGTGATAGAATTGTTTTAGAAGATGAAACAACTTCAGGTGACTCATATGAGGGTAAAGTATTGGTACAAGAAAAGTTTACAGACTTACAACAAATAACAGATTTCTTTTTAACAAATGGTGGTAGTCAATATACTTCATTACCCACAGTATCAGTTACATCATCAACTGGTAGTAATGCTGTAATTAAAGCATTTGGTACAGACATTGGTAAAATAGTAAAAGTCAAAACTGTAGAATTAGGTAGAAGTTATGAACAATCACCTACACCACCTACTTTAGGTTTCTTTAATAATGGTATTGTTACAGGAGTATCAGGAACATTTCTTGCAACAAATAGTATAACAAGTTCCTCTGGTGGTTCAGGTACAATTGTAAGTCTTGACACAAATACAGGTCTATTAAAAATTAAAGATGTAACAGGCACTTTTGCTATTGATGACACTTTAACATCAGCTACATCCGGAACATGTACACTTAAAAAATTAGATGTTGCAAGTGCTTCAGTAAATGTGGTGTCTATATCAGATACAGATGGTGCGTTTATTAGTGAAAGAGGTAAATTATCAGAAACCACCATGAGAGTACAAGATAGTTTATACTATCAAGATTATTCTTATGTAATTAAAGTAGGTCGTTCTATTGCAGATTGGAGAGATGCATTTAAAAAGACAATGCACACTTCAGGGTTTTACTTTACAGGTCAAGTTGATATTGAATCAAGACTAACTGTAACTGCTGGTGGTCCTGTTAAAGGTGTGACTTCAGGTAGAGAAGAAGTACCATTCTTACAAATTGCAAATACATTATTCGCTACAGTATTTGGTAGAAGATTAGGAACAAATAGTGATGGCACATCATTAAGACCTAATGCACATTTAAAGGGTACTTTAGATGTAAGTAATGATTTTAGGGACCCTTTCTCTTCAAACACAAGAGATTTAACGGCAACTAGAGAAGATATAACAATTGATTATTTAAGTCGACCTAGAAATATTATTGTAGATAATTCGGGTGTAAGACATGATGTGAGAAGTGGTTATGCATACGGTGGTCCTAGATATAGTTCACTAAATAGATATGGTAATACAGCGTTTGGTACAAGTGCGGCTGGTTCATATGCAAATACATTTCAAAATTTAAATGCATTAAGAGTTACAGGTACTAAAACAGCTCTTGACGGTCAACCAGTACCTATATTTTTGTTGACCTCTAATACAATTGGTAAAACTTTAAGTATGAAATATGCGTTTCCTACACAAACAGGATTTAACCAAGACTTGTTTAGTAACACATTAACGAAGTTTGACAATACAAACTCAACATTTGATGATACAACACCTTAAAAACTTTATAAATAGTACAAGAGATATAGGCAAACATGGCAAAACAAACAATAAATCGAGGTAGTACAGCAAACGACGGAACAGGTGATAACCTCCGTGACGGTGCTAATAAAGTCAATCTAAACTTTGACGAAATCTATACAGCTATTGGAGATGGTAGTACAGTAAACGGTACTATTAAAATACATGACGATAGTTCAACTGAAACAATTGTTTCAGCAAATGGTGAAGTATTTAAGATTTTAGGTGGTACTGGTATTACTTCATCAATTTCAGGTAATAACTTAACACTTGCAGTTGACGGTACAGTTCTTTCTGCCTCTCAGGTATCTACTTTAACAAATAAGACTATTAACGGACCTGATAATACACTTACAAATATTGCAAACAGTTCATTATCAAATTCTACTATAACTCTTACAGGCGACTCAGGTAGTACAGCAATAGATTTAGGTGATACACTTACTGTAAACGGTACAGCAAATCAAATTACAACTACTCAAGCAGGTGATACTTTAACTTTAAGTTTACCAAGTGCTGTTACTGTACCAGGTAGTTTAACTGTAACAGGAAACTTTACAGTAAACGGTACTCAATCAGTTATAGACTCTACTACAATAGAAGTAACAAATTCATTTACATTTGAAGGAACAACTTCAGATGACCACGAAACTGTTTTGACTGTAGAAAATCCTACAGCAGATAGAACAGTTACTATTCCAAATGCGACAGGTACTATCGTATTAAAAGACACTACAGATACTTTAACTAATAAAACAATTGCAGCTGGTTCAAATACAATTTCAGGATTAGTAAATGCTAACTTATCTGGTTCTGCTGGAATTACAAATGCTAATTTAGCAAACTCTACAGTAACTATTGGTGATGACGCAATTAGTTTAGGTGGTACACAAACAACAATTACAAATTTAAGTTTAGATGGCGCTACAGGTACAATTGACTTAACAAGTTCAGGAAACAAATTAAGATTTAACTTTGCAAATACAGGTTCTTTACCAACAGCTGCAACTTACGAAGGTATGTTTGCATATGATATTGGTGGTAACAATCCTTATGTTGCAGACGCAGGTGGTTGGATAAAACTAATTACAGAAAATGCTTCTATCGCAGACTTATCAAATGTTGGTTCTATTGCAAGTATAACAAATGGTCAAGCATTAATTTGGAATTCTAGTGCTGGTAGATTTGACCCCGGCGCAGCTGGCGGTATTGCAAGTGTTGTTGATGATACAACTCCTCAACTTGGTGGAGGATTAGACTCTCAGGCAAATTATATTACAGACGCCTCATATCTAGCAATAAGAGCTGGTGATACAGGAAATGTAGTAAATACAATTACTGTTACAGTTGCAACAAAAACAACTGAACACCCAGCCCACGGTACAGGTTCATCAAGTGGTTATGTTTTAGATGGAATTGAATCTCCAGCTTTAACATTAGCAAAAGGTACTTATAAATTTGACCAATCAGATTCATCAAACTCAGGTCATCCATTACTATTTTACTATGATGTTTTAAAGGCAAGAGCATGGACAACAGATGTAACTACAAGTGGTACACCAGGCAGTTCAGGTGCATATACACAAATTGATATTACTAGTGATACACCTAGAAGATTAGCATACCAGTGTTCATCACATGCTAGAATGGGACATGAAGCAGATGTCCAAGGTGGTAAATCAACTAACCTAAATATTGAAACGGATAAGTCAAATACAGGTGATGGTACTACTACAACAATTACACTTAATACAAATGATAGGTCAGTTGATGACATTTTAGTATTTGTAAACGGTATCTGTTTAGTGCCGACAGATGACTATACTATTTCAGGAACAACATTAACTTTCGCAACGGCACCAGGAAGTGGCGCAGAGATTGTAATAAGGTATCTAGGATAAGAATATGGGAACAAAAACACGAAGTATCGCAAATCATTTAAACAATTCTCTAGGAGAATTAGCTGTTATTTCATACAAACTTATATACAATAGTAATACAGCAGTATCTTTTAGTAGTCAAGCTGGAACACAATTAGGTTCTTTAGATTTTTACTATCCCGTAAGTGCAAGAGTAGGCGGTTCATTCACAAAACAGTATGACGCTTCTACTTCTTATATTGTAACAGGTGGTCATTATTATGCTCATGCTACTTCTAATCTTCACTCACATTGGTTATGGATTGATGGTGATGAAGCAAACGCTATTCACTTAGCTGATGACATTTATGCTTTGTCTGGTGAAGATGGTGGTTCGCCAAGACAAAAATCAAAAGTAACTATTCAATCTAGTTTCACAGGTAAAGCTGCCGGTACTTATACTATATACACATCTTCTGGTACTGGTGATACTAGGGCACATACAGGTAGTATAAATCCAACACCTGGTTCAACAGATGGTGATACATCAAGCGAACCTGCTAGAACTATGATTTGGGCAATGGAGGTATTATACACATGATAATATTAGATATTTTAACTGTATTAGAACCAACACAACCCTGGACTTTTACAGGTTCAGATTATAGTACAAAACAAAAATTTAAAGAAAACTTTTCTCTTGCAGAAGCAGATTGGAGTTTTACTTGGGCTGAGTTTCAAGCAAAACAAACGGAAGTTGAAGGCGCTGTACATATGAAGTTATTGCGTAATAAGCGTGATAGACTCTTGATTGAGTGTGATTGGACACAAGGTGCTGATGTACCTGACACAATAAAAAATGCGTGGGTATCCTACAGACAGTCATTAAGGGATATTACAAACGGAGTAACCACAGTAGAACAAGCAAACAATGTAACATGGCCGACTAAACCATAATGAAAACTTGTATAAATATAGTTAAGGAAGAAATAAAATAATATGCCAGCAATTATAACAGACAAATTTAGAATTCACAATAGTGAACAATTCCAAGAAGCTTTCTCAGAAACTTCTGGAAACACTATGTATCTTGGTATTGGTAGACCTCAAGCATTTGCTACATCAACTAGAGGTGACGGTAGAACAAATAACGAGGGCACAGATGTTGCGCCTTTAACACCTGCTGATAACTTAAATGCTCAACATTTTCCTTTTGATGACCTTATGGCAGCCAAAAAGATTTCTGCTTCAGATGTTGCATTTGCAATTCCAAGAAGAAACTGGACAACAGGTACTACATACGATATTTACAGACACGACTATGGAGAATATGCTACAGGTACCACAACTGCTATCACAGCAAATGGTGGTGCGTCAACTCTACACGATTCAGCATTTTATGTACTAACTACAGACAGAAATGTTTACAAGTGTTTAGATAACAATAATAACGCTGCTTCGACTGTAGAACCGACAAATACACCAACAACTGTAATTGAAACAGGTGATGGATATAAGTGGAAATACATGTACACATTAACTGCTTCACAACAAGCAAATTTCTTATCAACAGACTTTATGGCAGTTGCAACAGATTCAACTGTATCATCAGCGGCCGTTGACGGTGCGATTGATATAATTAAAATTAAAACTGCCGGTTCAGGTGGTACAAACGGAACACATACAGGTATTGCAATTAGAGGTGAC